CAACAATTGTTAAGAATAGACTCCTTAACAGTTACTATTGTAGCTCCCACACCTCTGGTGTGGGCTAATCCGAAGTTGTGACGTATCTCGATACTCACTCCAAAGGATCATCCGACTTTCGTATTGTTACGATGGAAAATAGCGTTTCAGCCCCCGCAGGAGCTCTAATTCCACCATGAACAGAACAAACGAATGCATCTAACCACCGTGAATTCACCTCAACGAGAATATCTGTAACCGTAACATCTGTTCGTGTATAGATCTATATCTCTCAAGTATGAAGACTCAGATTAGAGTAGCACTCATTATGTGTTCCAACTAATTGTCATCAGAAGCCCGTGAATATCACCGACATCATCAACACTGCGCATAACACGCGATGGCCGTAGCCTTACAAGTAAGACTGTGGAAAGACCGATCTGGGCGACGTACATGTACGTATAGGATCGGAGTGTTTCGATGAACAAGACAAGGTTCTTATAGAAGAGTAATCTTGATATAACCTTGGTTTAGACATGTACCGCTAGCATAAGTGCAAGCGACTTCCATATTGATCGTAAGACCGAGTATAGAAGTATTCCACACAATTGGTGCAGAATAGGAAATCCACGCAGCATGAGTTGATAAATCAGCCCCTGACGTGGCACCAGTAATGGTGACTGCATTATTTCCTGTGGACATGCCCAGATACAATGTGCCGCCTGTAACAGCAGCAGCAGTATCCGAAGCGGTAAAACCTGCTTCAACCAAGTAAGACCCCGCAAGCAAAGTGATGACACCAGTGGACGCAATCGTCGCACCGATACCATTTGCTATGACGACAGGAGTTGTTGCTAATGCAAACAATGTACCTACCGTAGTCGTCGCGGCCGCAGTCTCACCTGAAGTATTCGAGGTGAGTTGCAAATATGATCCCGGTTGTCCAGGGGACGGTGTCCCCGCTGGTTCAAGAACCGGAACGGAGAGTAAACACTTATAACGAACACGCAGCTCGCCAACAACGCTGGTGTTAGTGTTACCGTATGTGGAAACATAAAAGTTTCCAGCATCATATGTCTTAATATCTGTATTGGCCGGCTGGGCGCCGGGACGGACAAAGCATCCGTCTTGCCGACACATTTGTCGGCAATCCACTCTTAAGACGAGTTGCTCAGTACATGGCATCCCGTCAATATGAGGTTCGGTATCTAGTACCTGTTGCTTCGACGTAGGAGTCGAGTCTGACGCATCAAAGTCAACGCTGAGCATAACCTTGCCCGCTTGACCATTAGTTGCGAATTCAGAGACTTCTCTGCGATAATAGAATTCCAATGAAGTGAATTCATATTTCTCATAGAGGGCTGCAATCTTGCTACCCCATGGAAATGTACCTGCTTGGCCAGGATTAATCGCATACTGCGTCGCCGCAAACCCCACAGAACCATTAATATCGGCTATATACTCATCTTCGTCCAACAGATGAGATTTCTTCACTCGGCCACGATTGACTGAGGATAGCCCGATACGACCAGAACTTCCAGCACTGCTGTTGAGGTCCTGACCACGGTTTTGTCTTTTTCGCTTCTTCTTCCCACCAGCGTTTGTTTTAGTCTTACTGGCTTGACTAGTATTTGAAGACTTACTCTGTCTAGAAGTTTGTGCACTTGCTTTTGCTTTGCCCCTCTGGGCGGGTGTGGAATTCATGGGGTCCTCCTCTCACTTGCAGGTTTAAGAAGCCTGCGGAGCGACTGTGCTCGAAACACTACTGTACGTTATCCGTTGCAGTCTGTTGGCATTCCAGCACTCGTTGTGTGTAATACGACTATGGACAAAACACACAAACCCACAATGAAATCATCTCGCGTGCACGACTACGTGCAGAGCTTAGTGAAGTTACTCACTTCATTAGCTACTTTCGCCAGGCCTCACAGCCAGCCGGTCACCCGGCTCGAACACCTTACGGTGTACATCTCACGATGTAAGTAACGCTAAACGCGGCAAAAAGATGATTCTTGTCTTGGTAACGAGCACTTTAGCATCCCTCCTTAACGGGATTTTGGATATAAAGTGTCTGACCCATAAGTATCATTAGAGGTCCTAATATGACCAAAAGGCATATATGTTTTAATGATACCCGCTGTGTTACCACAGCTCATCATGCTTGCACTACGACTCAAAGGTCGGTGATAGAGACATGACGTAAGTAACTCCTAGAATAAATTCCAGGGAACGGAGTGATTACCGTTCGCTTACTGTCTAAAGTAGTTTCAGAGTATTTACTCCTACAGTGTCCATCACAGAGTGATCTGTACTCCATTGTTAACTAAGTGGATCATAAGTATATTTCGCCAGGCCTCGCAGCCAGCCCCTCACGGGACTCGATCGTATCACTACGACTACCTCACGGTAGAATATACATCCGGCATTAGTAGTTAATGCTAACGTACAGTAGACCAACATTGGTCGACGCATGGTGCTCATTCGTTGTTGAGCTAACTAACGCTCCTACAGTAACCTTTGTAGACCTCTCGTACTTCGCCAAAAGGGGAAGCCTTGAAAGAGACTACGTATGTAGTGTAACGTGTGAGAAAATGAAATCCACATACTGCGAAGCGGATCTAGACACCTGAGTGACATCCTCCATCAACCGGTGAAAAGCAACCGATTTGACGTGTAAGCTTACACGGTGGAGGCACGTCAGACAGTGTCTGAATCCCGTTCCATTTATAAGTTCGAAGTTCACTATGAAGATATTCATTATCAACATCAATCATAATCTTCTTACCTCGAACCCACTTCAAGTGCTTAGCAAGCCCCTTGAAGGTGAACTTTAACCTCTCTAGCTCATATGAGTCTGTAGCAGGTGCACTCCAGTTTGGCGGGTGCAGTTCACTTGGAACGTCTATACAAGATTCCAATCTTGGACAATTCTCAGGAATTGAGATGTATAGTGTTCGCTTCTTGATATCGCTGAAATTCTTATCTTCAGCATCAAGATCTTTCTGAAAACCTATCGGTTCGATAGGAGGTCTCTCGTATGGCTCACGCCACGCTTTGATCAAATGTTCTGCCAAACGCAATTGAACATCTGTTACGAGAACTACGTTACTTAAATCCGTATCATGGTTCTTGAGCATCTTATGATACTCATTGATACGTACAAACCGCTTACCTTGCGGCAATTTCATACCTAAACCACCCATTGCACGTGGCAAGTAGTAGTTCAGTTGAACTGCACCCATCTTATGGGTCTGAATATTTGAACATTCAGCTAGTTTGAAATTATTATAGTAACGAAAACGAGAATCTGCTTGAGCCTCATTGAGAGCTCCGTGCATAGCACGTTGATGTAAGCAGAATATGGGCTTTTCTCGTCCTTCCTCCTGTCTAGCGACTTTTGACTGTCCTAGCAACATCCCGACATTGAAGAATGGGATATATTGAGCTTCTCGTTGGACTACTCTATCGCCTTCTAAAACCTGCTTGCAGGAAAATAAGGCAGAGTTGACAGTACAATAACTGTCACAAAAGAAGTTCTTACCTGGTGATGGTATAAGACCCGCTTGAGGAAGCGTGTCCAACCATTTCTGATAAGCATCAGGTGTTGCACAGAACAGAATATCATCTCCATTGATCATGACCCGAAGGTCCATGAAATCTCTAGTCTCCGGTTCTACCGCAATCCAGTATGTAACTAGATTAATGAGACAGAGTATGGGAAATGATAAAACGGAACCCATCAACTGACCATTCTGCATGACGACGTTATCCAGAACATCTGGTGTACGGCCGTCTTCGTCCAGTTCGACGATACAATCGAATAATTGTTCTTGTGTTGGATACTCAATTTCGTGCTCATAGAGCACACTACGGAGGACGTCGATCTGACGCTTTGAAGTAATATTGTTTGTATCACAGAACATTTTGAGAATCTTCTCAAAACATATCTTCGTCAAAACGATAGATATGTTATCGGTTGCTGCTGAAAAGTCACCGGAGGCGATTAGTTCACCTGCCTTCCGGCTCTTGTTAAGAATTGAAATATCTTCCGTAACAAGAGGTTTGCCTATGAGTTGAAACTGACGAAACTGCTTAAAGTAAGAATGCATGTCCATTTGCATTCCTTTTGCTATTGCGTACGGGTACGCATTGCTGGCAGTAATAGTACGAATTTTCAATGGTTCGCATATAGGATAAACCTTTGCGACACATCTTTTAACCGTACCAGTAACTGGATCGATGATACTCGGATGATCAAGAAGAGTGGCTAAACTTTGAGTTACAAAGCCGCGTCTCTCCGTCACACCATAGTGTGGACAGTAATCCATCGATAACAGTTCGTCATTTGAGGTGAGCCCTTCTCGTACATGATCGTACAGAAGGTGAGTCTTAGCTCCACCTCCGAGCACAGTCCGTTCGTAACATGCGTTAGTTGAATATTCGAAAACCTTGTTGGCTTTCCGATATTTCATCATTCGCAGAACGTTGTCTACCTTGTGCTCAAAACTCTCAATAAAGGCATTTGAGGGTTGTACAGCTGGCTTCGCCATAGCTGTACGGTGCTTCTTTAAGGCACCCCATATAAAGTCTTCAGGCACTACTTGGGCACAGCGTTTAACATTAGCTATGCTCCAAAATAAGTGCTGGTTCACATTATTGAACCCGGACATTATACGATTTCTCAACCAACGACGCACTGCACCTGTAAAAATCAAAGGTGCTCCGTCTTGATACCACTTGGGTGGTGTTGGGAGAACAGTCTGTTTAAGACTTTTTGCATGCATGTAGGTTGTGCTATATTTGACATAGTCAATGAATTGGCTATAGTCGGCACACCCTAAAAATGTCTTCATGCATGTGAGTAACTGGTTGTCGTCGAACTCCATCCGCTTGTTGCGATGGTGATCCGATATGATCTCGATAAGGCCTATCGAGACTTGGCATGCACTGCCAAACCAGTTCTTCGCCAACACGTCGTGATTCAGCAATCTGTTAATCACAACGTAGTTGGTTCGGCCATCCACGGCGCACTGTAGACCTATAGCAGGGTTCTCAAGATGTATCTTGATACTTTCTGCTTGTCTCCGACTTGAAACTCGGAGAACTACAGCACGGTCATGTAACGCTACACGACTAAGCGCTTTCGACAATAGATAAAGTGTACCACAAACTGAGTTTGTGGCACACATTGGTGATGCCTTGACAGCATCACTGTTTCTATGGGTTAAAAGAC